AGAAATACAGCCATTAGGATTATTCCTCGTCTTTCTTAGTAGATGCTGGCTTTGGTGTTGGTGTGCTAACCTGCCCGATTTTTTTCAGGAAGGCTTCGTTCTCTTGTTCCCACTCGGACATATTAACTCCAACTCGTAAGGATTGATACGGACATCTCGCAGCTGAGAAGGTCTCCCGAAGCAGCATTGAGAACACTAGGCGCACTGACTGCGCTTACATTATAGGTCAAAGAAGATGCAGCAAGTTTAGCAAATACTCCACATACAAAATCTTCTATACCATTGAGGTTGCCCTCGTTATCGAAAAGTGGAGTCGTAATAATCAGCTTAAATGATGCCATTGGGCTAATGCCAATATGCTGATTATTGGTAGGCGTTAAATACGGATCATCGGGGCTAACAATAACTGAGTTAGCCAAGACTGTGGCAGGCGGGAATGCAAAGGTCTGCCATTTAGCATTATCAACTAAGGCTGTGGCAAGTGTTGTTCTAAGTGTCGTAATAGCAACTGGCATTATCCCACCATCGAATTGGGACTTATTGCGTGGATAATCATACCCCGTACTTTGGCGAGTAATTGCGCCGATAATCTATACGGGGATGGCTGGTAATCGACAAGGTTAGAACCAGACAAGCTGGTAGTCCTTGCTTGCCAGATATCGACAGCGATCATCAAAGCTGCATTCTGTATTGCTGTGTCGGTTGCATAATCGGTTGCTGTTCCTGCAACGATACCAATAGGTTGAACTGCGTGTGTGTTCTGATCTGCACCTACAGCAGCGAAAGAAATAGCGTTAGAGCTAATAGCAGTAATGGTTTTAGTTCCATTATACGGACTGCCATTGCGACTGACAGTTACGCTCTGACCCACATAAAAATAGTCTAAAATGTTTTGTTCAAAATACAATGTACCTACATTGCCTGCAATGCTTTGATAAGTATTGTAAATCTCATTTTGCCACAGCATTGGAAGCAAGACTGCGTCTGAAGCGTCACAGACTTCTTGAAGAACAGCATCAGTGTATAGCGTGCCGACACCCAAAGTGGTGCGTAATTCGCTGACTGTCGTAAGTGCCATTGCCATTCCTTTCTTAAGACTCTGGGGAGTAGAGGGCTACTACTCCCCAGAGCGACTTAGAGTGTTACTAGATTACGCGATGTCTAGCTTGCGGAATGCTGTTGGGTAGCGATTAACTACTGCAACATATCCGTAGATGCCAATTTCAAGCTGACCATTTGCAACTACATTTGCACGAATCTGGAGTGTGCCTGATTCGTGGAATCGCATTGCAGCTGATGGATAAACAAGAGCGACCTTAGCGTTACCTGTGTTGCCTGTGTAGTTAGGATCAACCACTAAATCAAGTCCAGCAACAGTTCCCTGAGTTGAGCCTTGAGAAATTAAACCAGCAGCGTTCTGAACAACAGCAGCAGCGAATAGTGGTCTGCCGCTTCCATCAACAGCACCAAGTAGGTTTGCATAATCAATATTTACATAACCGCCAGATGGTGCAACCAATAATTTATTTGGTGTAAAACGCATTACGCCGTAAGAATCTGCAATTCCATCAGCGATAGACTTGTAAATGGTTGCGCCAGTTGAACTGTCAGCACCATCAGCAGCGATTGTTGCTGCGTAAGCATCTGTCTTCTGTGCGTAGCTTGCAGCTAACTCACGCAGATATAGGTCTAGGAATGATGGGTCTGAGCGATCAACTAATTCAACATCTAGTTTTCCAGCTCCTGCGAACTTTACTACTGTATCTTCTTGGAAGGTTACTGTGGTGTCTGTTGATGAGAACTCTGCGCCTTCTGCTGTCAATGCAACAGTAGCCTGAGTTCCGAGCTTTGGAGTGAAGATTTTCATTCCGCTTGCAGGAAGTGCTGCACGCTCGATTGAATCAATAAATGGACGAGATGAATCAATAATACCGATTACATCCTTTAGGTATGTTGGTGGAACCATACCTGTGTTTTCCGCAACTGTAGCAACCTGTAGAGCTGCCATTAGTTCGCGAGCATCTGCGTCACCGCGTGATGCGTTTAGTTGAGCCTTAGCATATTCACCTGCTGTGACATTTAGGTTAAGGCGTGGGTTTGTGTAATACATTGCCGTAACTGTAGGACGAGCAGCTTCAACTGCTGCTGCCTCTACTGGTGCTGCAACTGTCTCTGGAGTATTCTCCACAGCTGTCTCGCTTTCTGTTTGTGGGTTTTCTTCAACAGGGATTACTTCCTCTGCTGCTATCTCAAGTATTTCACTGCTCGCGAATGCGGGAACAGTTACGAGAGAAACTTCTTTGAGCCTCGCTGAGGAGACGACTGTGTATCCATCTTTAGATGGCTTTGATGCAAGGATTTCTGCGCCGATACTCAAGCCTGTAACTAATCCTTCTTGCGCCATAATAAGTGCGTCATTACCGCCTGAAGAGCGACTCAACTTGAAGGTTGCATAGATACCATCTGCGCGAGTCTCTGAAGCAGTCATGCGACCAATTGGCTTCTTTAGATCGTGCTGTGATAGCAACTTAATCTTAGATGGGTCTGCAATCTCAATTGAGTTAGCTGCGAAAGTATATGCACCAAGATTGGTATGGCCGATTTCACCAGTACCAAGTGGCACAATCTTTCCAGAGATTTCTCTGCGTTCTTCTGAGCATTCGATTGATGATGCTTCGATGTATAGAGTTTCCATTAGCTGCCATTCCCGTTAGGTGATAGGTCTTCCATTTGCATTGCTTGTTCTGTTGTAATTAAATTAAGTGCTAACATCTTTTCTAGCACTAACAATCTTTCCATTGGCTCTGTACGCAAGAATGAGTCGTCTAAACTAAACTTGACATAATGTCCTGCTGTGGATACATCATCCATGCTGAGCCTTGACTCAATTGCTGAAACATAAGGCTGCAAAGTAAAAGCAACCATCTGCTTGCGCTCATCCTGCACATTTGCATAAGTCATAGTCGTGTTCATTGAAGCACTAACATAATAAGGATCGACTGAGCAGAGTCTTGCGCATTCAGTCGCTAATCCTTGAATTGCATCCTGATAAGCCATGTCCTTAGGACTAAAGCCTGTAGTTTGATAATCAAGAGTTGCAGTTAAGTAAGCAGTGCCATTATTTTGGCGGGCGCGCTTCCATGCAGCAAGTAATCCGGTAACTTCATTAGGTGGAAGGTCAGCCCCCGAATTTTTTAGGAACCCAGTCGCGCTGGGCGTTTCCAGAGCTACGCTTGCAGCTCTTTGTGCATCAAGTGCAGCTTTGATAGTAGAACCACCAACAGCAAGGATGCCTTCATCTTTTTGAAAAGTAATTAAAGAACCTAAACCCGACATCGGTAACGGAACGCCATCTAAATAATACTGTGTTACAAAATTATTGACAGAATCTGTATTGAATGTTACGCGATTGTTAGCAACCCAATTTGCGTTAGCCATTCTGTTATCTTCAAGATAAGTCTCGGTAATCTGCCAGTAACTTACGCCATACATGAGAAGGCTATCTAAAGTGAAATATAGTGTCTCAAATCGTGGCTGAGCTTTAGAAGGTTGCTCAATCCATCTTGGTGGAGAAATCATTTCACCTGTAGATTTTTTGTAATACTCTAAAGGGATACTTGCAATAGTGCCACAGATTAGATCGCGGCATCTTTTAATGCTGGGTACTGAAAGAGCTTGGGCGCGAGTGACCATGACTGGGAAATAATTGCCATAAGTCAAGTAAGACTCGGACATAATTTGTGGAGCGTTTTGCGCTTCCAAGATTTGAGGCTTACGCGAAAAGATACCCATAGACAGAAATTGTAGCATTTGTCAAGAGATTAGACAATATGCTAGTGCGTGTCTAACTATAAATCTGAGGCTTAGGTGCTGGGAGCATTAACTTGCTTACCACCATTGCAATTCCGATAGGCGCGCTAATATCGCCAGAACTGCGTCTTTTTACGATTCTCCAAGCTGAGTCATTGACTTTGGCTGCACAGTTATTCATCTGTTGGATAAGTTCCGCTTGCCCATTATGAACGACCTTATGCGTCACCAATCCAGTGAGCAAATCCCCACATGCCTGATAAAACTGCTGACCTGAGACATCCTCGGTCATTACACCAGCTTGTTTTAATCTATCGGCTATCGACTGTGTAGCGTACTTGTCATAACAGACCATTCGCGGGTGAAACAAATCGCACCAGCCTTTAATCTCAGCTGCAATCTTTAGATCATCTACTGCGACCTGAGAACTCCAAGTCTGCATGATTCCAATGCCAATCCTTCCATCTGGAAGTAATTGTCCAGCGACTAAAGATGCGTTCCTTCTCGAAGGACTGACATCGAAACCAAATATAGTATAAGCCCCAACAGCAATTTCTAGCGTGTTATCGCTAGTATCCTCAAGAATGCCAAAAGGCCATGGTGATTGCAAAGAATCTACGAATTGGCAAAGGGTCTCGGTTCTGGTGGTTTCTGTAGCAGCTGTAGCGATTGCTTCTTCAATCGATTCTTTAGTAATTATGTACCCCAAAGCAGGATTGCTAGGAACTACTGCATCTCGCCAAAAAGAATCTAGGGTTATATCTATCTTGCAATACTGTGGAGCAGAATACTCATAATAGCCAAAGGTCTCTGGTGGATACTCTTTGGCGCGCTCGACAAGCGAATTAAGCACACTGCTGAAAACATCACCAGCATTGCTAGTCAAAAATGTCTGGGCGTTAGCGCGGGCGCGAGTGACTGGCACAGCAGCTTTATACCCGTCTTCTGAGATTTCGCGGATTTCATCGATCCATAAGAAGTCAGCAGTGCGACCTCTAGGAGAAGACGAGTTATCGCTAATTACATCAAGAGTCGCTCCATTAAGCAGCTCTATTCTTTCTCCGCCATTTGCGTACCTAATTACCTTAGTCATGGCTTTTAGCTCTGGTGTTGATTCTATGATCCATGCAATTTCTCGAAAGAGCATGAGCGATGTAGCTCTATTGGCAGACATAATAATTATCTTCTTTTCGTCTCCATAGAACATGCCCCAGATAACACGGACTCTGCCTAAGTGAGACTTACCATTCTGCCGACTTATAAGCAGCAGGCTTGTCTTGCGCCTGTAATTATTCTTTTTATCCACCATCATCATGTCTTTAAGGATGAATTTCTGATATGGCATGAGCTTGTCCATCTTAAGACGCTCAACCATTTCAATTACTTCATTAGCTCTGGTCTTGCCTTTAAGAAGCGGGCTATGAACCCTCGGCTTGGTTGCCCCTCGTAGCGGTTGGGTCTTTTTAGGCTTAGTCGTCATGGAATGGGATTAGGTCGGACTGTAAAAGGACTATCCAGCATTGGTTCCGACTGCATCGGGGAGATACGGGAAGA